CATTGATCGTCGCGGATACAGGCGAACTACAGACTGACTGGGTGGATGGTGGACGTCTTGACAACCTTCTAGACGGTGCAGCGTCGGCGGGTGATCCGTGGACAACGGCACTTCCGGGTGCCTATGGAGCGGGGACAGCAGGAAAGATCATCGGCGATAATATCAATGCACCATTGGATACCATCGACACGGTGGTCGATTCCATCCTTGTCGACACAACCGCGATGAAGGCGAACACCGACTACGAGATGGGATACGTGTACGTCGATGTCAACAACGGTGCAGCCGGGACAGTGGTCGGTACGAACGGAACACTCGGCAACCCCAGCGACACCTTCGCGAACGCTTACACAATCGCCGTTGCGAGAGGCGTCCATCGCATCAAGCTCTTGTCACATACGACCGTCCTAACGGGCACATACGCAGGGCTGGTGCTCGACCTGAACGGCTACGCTCTCACCCAGGCGAACGCGGTGGTACTCACTGGCATCGTGAACATTTTCAGCTTCAACGGTCGAGGCGAACTGTCACCCCACTTCGGAGGAGCAGAGAACCGTGTGACCCTGTTCAACGGCCACTACACGAATATCCGCATCTTCGCACCGCAAATCAACACGAGTGCTTACCCATACATTCGGGACTGTGAAATCGTCAACACCATCGACGCAGACAGCGGAACGGATGATCCTCTGCAACTGGTGGAGTCTTACTTCACCACCACGACAGCCGGGGTATCGTTCGACTTCGACTGCACGAACGGCGTGGAATTCCATATTTCCGGTGGGTGGAATGATCTCACCGTAGCCAACCTCGCGGCGGGCCAGACGTTCGTCTATTACGGATGGGGCAAACTCACGCTTGCTGCATCTTGCTCGGGTGGGACGGTGAGATACGTGTCTCACATTGAGGTCACTGATCTGGCAAGTGGTGCGGTCACTGAGGACATTGTCAGTACGCCGGATCCCGATGTGGCAGCGATCAAAGCCGTCACGGACGTGCTTCCAAACGCCGGTGCATTGACAGACTTGTCGACTCAGGTGTCGGTGGATGCCGTCAAGACTGTCGTGGATTTGATTGTTCTCGACACGAATGAATTGCAAACCGACGACATTCCAACGCTGATTGCAACGGCTCAGGCGGACCTCGATACAATCACGGGTGCGGATGGGGCTGTTCTGTTGTCTGGTACCCAGACGAGCATTGATGCGATCAAAGCCGTCACGGATGCAGCAAACAGCATCGACGGCAAGACCCTTCAAGAAGCTCTGCGGATCATCAGTGCGGTTGTGGCGGGTATCATCACTGATGCAGATACAGCTACAGAAACATTCAAGGGTCTTGATGGGGTAACAGATCGAGCCATCATTACTGTTGATGAGGATGGGAATCGCACAGGAGTTGCATACCCATGAAAAGAACATTTGCATCTCGGACGTTTGCGGCGAGAACCTTTGCCCCCCGGACGTGGACAGATGGCACTGTTTCTATTATTGTGATTTTGGATGGAGTTGACTTCTTGGAAGTTTTTGGAATGGAAGACGATTTTCTCCTTGTACTAGGAATGAGGAATGATTTCCTATCAGTGTTTGGAGATAATGAAGAACTCATCATATTGCAAGGACCATAAAATGCCTCTCCATAATAGAAGGATCGGAGATACTCTGATTCCATTGAAAGTGCAATTGTTGCGTCCTAACGATTCTACTGTTGTAGACTTGACAGGATTAACCGTTGACTTTATCATGTTTGACACTGATGGTGTGGAGAAGGTTTCCCAGACTCCTGCTGATATATTGGACAATGCAAATGGTCAAGTCCAATATGACTTTGATTCATACGATGTTGACACAGCTGGAGACTTCTATGCTTACTTCATTGTGGTGGGGTCAGGTGAAGAGGAGCATTTTCCAGTAATTCCCAAAACTCTAATTGTAAGGATCACAGAAGATGTCCTTTGAACTGCAAACACTGGTATCCAACTTTTCTGGAAACCTCCGATTTGAGACACTCGAAGGAATCGAGTATTTAGTTGCACCTATGGTGATGCTTACTGAGGGGGTGCATACTGGGGAAGGGGGGTCAGGAGCGCTTTACTACTCTGCTGATGAATTGAGTAAAGTTCCTGATGTTTGGAATCACAAGCCTTGTGTGGTTTATCATCCTCAGATCAATGGCAAGGGGGTATCTGCTTGTTCTCCAGAAGTATTGAACAACAGAAAAGTTGGAATGATTCTCAATACGAGGTGGGACGCTCCTAAACTTCGTGCAGAGGCTTGGCTAAACATCAATAGACTTCCAATTGTTGATGAACGTATTTTGGAGTTTTTGGAAGAAAACAAAATCATGGAAGTATCCACAGGAGTGTTTACGGATAACATTTTTCAAGAAGGTGAATGGAATGGCGAAAGTTATGTGGCTCTTGCTACAAATCTTCGAGCAGACCATTTAGCTTTGCTGCCTGATAAGGTCGGTGCCTGTTCAATTAAGGATGGAGCAGGATTGCTCCAATTGAACTCTGGTAATTTGATTCAAACTCTTAAGGAAAAGGGGGTGATCCAATCTAACGAGACCAGTCATGGAGACACGTATCGACAGATTGCGGATGCTCTTAACGCTCGTTTTGGATACGAGAGTTGGGTAGAGGAGGTGTACTCCGACTTTTTTGTCTATTCTCGTGTAGACACTTTATACAGGTTGGGTTATACTTCTGGTGAATCAGGTGTCACCTTATCAGACGAGACGCCACAGGAAGTTCGACGAGAGGTCAACTTCAGTCCAGTTCAAAACGAAAAGAAGGAAGATGAAATGCCAAACAAGAAAAAGGTTGACGCTCTGATCGCCAACGGGACGTCAAAGTGGGAAGAAGGTGACAGCACTTTTCTTCTGACTCTGACGGATGAACAGTTGGACAAGTTGGAGCCTGTTGAAGTTGTCGAAACTCCGAAGGATCCGGAGCCAATTGCTGAAACTCCGAAGGATCCGGAGCCTGTAGTCAATCAGGAAGTGAAGCCGATCTTGACTATGAATGAGTATCTGGCCCAAGCCCCTCCTGAGTATCGGGATGTTCTTGAAACGGGTTTGATGACTCACAACGAAAAGAAGAAAGAACTCATTGATGTGATCCTGGCTAATGAAGCCAATCGGTTCACTGAGTTGCAATTGAACAGCAAGCCAATTGGAGAGATCCAAGCGATTGCTGATCTGTGTCGTCCTACTCAAAATGAGCAGGACTACAATGGTTCTCCTACGTTTGTAGGAGGGGGTGGTTCTCATGTGCAGAACACTCAGAAGGTGAAAGAGGAGCCATACGTTGCTCCGACCATGGAATGGGCAACTGCTTAATTCCTAAGGACCACTTACATTACTCGCTAACTAAAGGAGCGACAAATGGCTGTTGAACCTACAGTTCGACCACACACGATTGAGTTGAAGAAGTCCTCAGGGACTCGTTACGATGAAGGGGTTGCTACGGTCACTGACATTATGCCTGGTATGCTTATTGAAAAAGCTACTGGAAACGATGTCATTGTCCATGCTACTCAAGGTGGAGCAGCAGAAGTGATGATTGCCCGGGAAGATGCCCTCCAAGGCAAGACGATCAACCAAGCATACGAGTATGATCCTGCGGGAGATGCTTCGGAGCCTGGTGACATTGTTGGATATGGATTTTATCTTCCTGGAGATGAAGTGTTTGCCCTCATTGATGCTGAAGCGGATATCACTGAGAATGATGAATTGACTTCTGCTGGAGATGGATACTTCGAGGCAGCGGGTTCTGCTGATAAGGTTCTTCTCAAAGCGTTGGAAACTTTGGATCTTACGGGACTTGCTGCTGCTCATATTCGGGCACGAGTTGTTCCTCAATACGTCAAGGCGTAATAGCTTAATCACCTCAATTTGAAAAAAGGAGGGGACACTCGAATGTCCGATTTTATTCTTAACGGCCAAGCTACTGGAAGTGTTGCACAGCGTTTGCTGAACAGCAACATGAATCCGAATGTCCTCAAGCCTTATACGGGTGAAGACAATCGGTCTTACATTACGAATACGGATGCTAAGGGACAAGTAACTGCCCAATTGGTCAGCAATGCTCCTAGCACACTTCGTAAGGATGACTGGAAGATTCTTGATGACGCAATCATCAAGGTAGCCAAGCCTGCTCTCCAGGCATTTGGTGATCTTCGTTCAGCAGGACTTACTTTCAACATTCCAAATGGAATGGGTAAGACTGTACTGGACTACGAAGACCAGTCTGATATTACGCCTGCGACCATCAGTATGGATGGGCTTCGCAAGAGTGAAAGTGATCGTCCTGAGTTCACGCTCAAGAGCTTGCCCCTTCCTATCGTGCATAAGGACTTCCATATCTCGACTCGTCAATTGCTGGCGTCTCGGAATGGTGGATCGCCTTTTGATACGACAATGGCGGAGCTTGCTGCTCGTCGTGTTGCTGAGGAAATCGAGAAGCTGACTCTGGGTACTCGTGATGAGTATCAGTACGGTGGTGGCACAATCTATGGGTACACAAATTATCCTGGTCGTTTGACTGGCAATTTGGCTGACCCAGCAGGTGGTGGTTATACTCCTGCTGACACTGTGCAAGATGTTCTTGCCATGCGTCAACAGTCTCGCGATTCATTCCACAACGGTCCGTGGAAGTTGTACAACTCTCCAGATTGGGAAGTCTATCTTGATGATGACTATTCTACATCGAAGGGGGACAACACTCTGCGAGAACGTATTCTGAAGTTGAGTGGTATTAATTCCATGACGACTTTGGATTATCTTGAGGATCTTCAGTTCATTCTTGTTCAGCAAAGTACAAATGTTGTGCGTGCTGTCATTGGAATGGAAATTACAACTTTGCAATGGTCTTCAGGTGATGGACTTGAGGAACACTTCAAGGTTATGGGTATCATGGTTCCGCAGCTTCGCTCGGATCAGAATGGCAATACGGGCGTTGTGCATCGTACTGTTCCTGGAACCTAACACTGACTGAGTAAGGGAGATTTAGATGCCGTACTTTAGGGTACTTGCTGGCAGCCATACTGGACCAGACAAAAAGAGACGAGTTAAAGGTGACATTTTTGAAGATGACTCGGATCTTGTAGAACGGTTTGGTGAGGATCACTTTGCTTATTCTGATGGGCCTGACCCTGAGGAGAAAGCAACTGGTGCCAAGAAGAAAAAGAAACCTGTCAAGAGAAAAGGGAAGTCTAGTGCTGTTATCACTGATGACCCTATTGATCACGACAACAAAAAGGGTGTAACGGATGGCGATTCGGACGACATCTGAGCTAGTTGCAGGGATCATCGAGGTCGATGTAACAATCGACCTCGATCCCTTCATTGCTACATCCAATTCTTTGGTTGACGAAATTTGCGTTCCAGCAGGATATGATGACACACGATTGGAACTGATTGAACGGTGGCTTGCTGCTCACTTCTATGCAATTAGAGATGCTAGAAGGACACAAGAACAAGCTGGATCAGTTGCAGAATCATTTGCCATTTATGTTCGATTGGGATTGAATCAGACTCCATATGGGCAGCAAGCCATGTTTTTGGATACTGCTGGGGGACTGAAACGATTGAATGATGGGAATCTTGGAAGTCCTTCAGCCTTCTGGTTAGGAACAGCAAGGACGTAGTCCATGGGAATCATCACAAGAATGAGAAAACAGGAAGCAACCTATTGGGCACCAAATGGATTTGATCGAAATGGAAACCCAGCATTTGCTCTTCCTGTTGTGATTGACTGTCGATGGGAAGACTCTTACGAGTTGTTTATGGATGCTAAAGGGAATCAAGCTGTCAGCAAAGCAAAGGTCTATGTTGACAGGGATCTAGAAATGAGGGGGTATCTCATGTTGGGGTCTTCTTACGTTTCTGATAACCCTTTACAGAATCCAGGGGTACATGCAATTCGCATGTTTCAGATTCTTCCTAATATCCGAAACACAGAACAGTTGAGGACGGCTATTCTGTAATGGCTACATCAATGATCAGAGTTGAAGGAGTGGGGACACTTACTCGTAACTTTAAGAGGACATCATTTCGGATGTCCCAGAAGCTACGAGAAGGAATGGAGGAAGCTGGAAAGTTTTTGAAAGCAGAATCAAATGCAATTGCCCCCATTGAAGATGGGGATTTGATTGTTGACAGTTTTGTTGATGTTAGTAGGGTCAGCAAAAATGAGGTGGCTGTGACAGTTGGTTATGGGCCTCCTGGATCACCATCAGCAGACTATGCTATTCCGCAACATGAACTCCCCATTTACAAGAAAAAGAAAGTAGCAGGACGGCGATGGAAGTTCTTGGAAGAGCCATACAGGAAACACAAGAACAAAATGATTAGGATGGTTGGGGAACACGCATCAAAGGGAATCAAATGACAATATCCCCCACAGATCAAAATCATTCGGCAGCAAGAATTATCAGTCAGGCAATTCAGGATCATCTCTTAACAAAGGATCATACAGAAACGGAGTGGGCTTCATTTGTGTCTTCACTCCCAGATGACGAAAACAGTCCAGATGAAGCAATTTGTGTGTATGACTCTGCCGGATTTTTAGATGGCAGGTCTATGCAAACTGGACTTGTTTACAGACATCCAGGAGTGGCGATTCATGTCAGATCTATTGATTACGATCTGGGGTTGAGGAAGGCGGAAGAGATTTTCCGGTACATGGGAGAGATTAAGGGAGAGTTGGTTTTTGTTGAGGCAGGTAGTTATCGAATCAATTCGGTAACAATGACATCTAGCA